TTTTTCTGAAATAACTGGTGTATTAGGATATGCACCGTTGAACAAACCATCATTCCAATATCCATCATTCCAATAACCTTTAGAACTACCAGTAAGATTAAATGTCATAGTACCTTCAGTATAAACGCCATAATTCCATTTTACATTTTGTGAATCGCAATTTGTAAAATTGCCATTATGAATATTAGTAAACCAAAAAGAACCACTTTTGAAAGTTCCATTATGTATTGTTAATCCAGATGTAGTTCCAGATAAATTCAAATATAATCCGTTATATATATCACCAGTTCTAAAAGTTACAGTATCATAACTTCCATTATAAAATCTACCACCAAATACATTCAAATTTATACCATTCATATTATAAATTTCACCGCTATATATTGTTGTATCTGAAAAATTACCACCCTCAATTTTTGTATTACCTCTTATTTCACAATTTGAAACTGTACCATTATTAAATGTACCACCACTAATAGAAGCATTAGTAATTTTACCATTATTAAATGTTCCACCACTAAATGTTCCACCACTAAAAGTGCCATTATTAAAAGTGCCACTCTTAAAAATACAACCAAGGAAAAATCCATCACGAACTAAGCCGTGATTCCATGTAATTCCACTAAAAAGTCCACCATTTGCAACACCAGTAATCCAAATAGATGGCGATCTAAAAGTTCCACCATTAAAAGTTCCACCTGACCAGAAAGGAAATGGGAAAACGCCACGATTCCAAACACCAGTAGTCCAAATAGTATTAAAAGTGCCACCATTCCATTGTCCATTTTTCCAAGTACATCCAGAATTTATTACACAATCAAAAAATTGTCCGCCGTTAATAGTATATCCAGAAAAAGTACAACCACTAAAATATCCATCAATAATATAATTATCACCATTTAATGACAAAAATGTAGAATCTAAAAATCTGCCATTTTCAACATTACAATTAAATAATGTACGACCAGAAAGTATATTAGAATGTTCTACAATATTATAATAACTATTATTATCAGATAAAATTGTAGATGTTTGTGAAACAGATGAAAATTTAGAATCATAATTTTCAGTTGATTTAATAGTTTTTATATCTGAATACTTATCTTCAAATTTAACATTAAATATTTTACAGTATTTTAAAACTCCTTGGGTTATTCTCATTATTATATTTATTTTTCACATCTATATATAAAAATTTTCATTACTAGAATTAAAAATATTTATATATAGTATATGGAAATTGAAGAAAGAAAATCTGTTTTAAAAACTGCACTTATAAATTCTTTTGTTGATGATTACTCTGCATATAAAAACACAATAGAATTCATAAATAAGGACTTGATTGAATCAAATATAGAATATCAATATTCATATGATGAATTTTGTGTCGAATTTTTAAATGAAACTTTAATAAATCTTGAAGACATAGATATATTCACCGTAGAACAATACAATCAATTTTATATTAACTTTTGGCAATTTAATCTCTATAATCTTCAATGCATGTTAAATAGAAAACTTAATAAATTAGGTTATAAATATGAAGATTTTTATAAAACATCAAACATCAAACAAAAAATTAATAAAAAATATCTAAATTAATGAGTATACCAATTATCAAAATTCAAGAATGTAAATTATTAGGAAGATTTGTTATTGGAATAACACTTTATCCATATATTTTTCTAAAAAAATCATATGTAGATAAAATGACACCAGAAAAACTTAAAGAAACTATAAATCATGAATCAATTCATGTCAAACAAGAAGAACAATTATTAGTTATTTTCTTTTATTTATGGTATGGAATTGAATTTTTCATAAAATTCTTAAAATATGGCAATGATGCTTATAAAAATTTAAGTTTTGAACGGGAAGCATATGCAAATGAAAGCAATTTAGATTATTTAAAAACCAGAAAATTCTGGGCATTTTTGAAATATATTTAAAATAAATTATTTAGAATCATTAAAAATAATTAAACTTATTGTATATTCGAGAGTATATACAGTACACAAAATGTTTTAAGGCTTTATCGGTTTTAGAATGTTTTCAAGGCTTAAAGGCTTATAAAAAAAATGAAAAGGCAATGAAAGAAATTGAAAATGTCGATATATTCGACAGCATTGATGCGCAAAGTGAAACCTTAGGTTTCTTAGAAAAAAAGAGTGGTGCAATGGACGGGATCTATCGTCCAAAAATAACTGACAAAAAGAAAGGTTATGTTGCAACTATCAGATTCCTTCCAAATCTTTCCAGAGATGGAAAAGTATTACAATCAGCAATTGAAAAACACCAACACTATGTTGACTTTAAAAATCATCCAGAATTAGCAGGTTATTATGACTGTGCTAAAAATCTTACTGACAAGTGTGATATGTGTACAATGTATTGGAAATTACATAATTCTAAAAATGCAACTGAGGTTGAAAAAGCAGAGTTGATTAGTAGAAGTACAAAATATTATTCTTATATTCTAGTAATAGAGGATGAACAAAATCGTGAACTTGAAGGTAAAATTTTGATTTATCCTTATGGTTACAAAATCAAAGAAAAAATCAAAGACCAAAAAGATGGTATTTCAGGTGATCCTTGTAATGTTTTTGACTTGGCTAACGGTAAAAACTTTAAACTTGTTATGAAACAACTTGGAGAATACCCTAATTATGATTCAAGTACATTTATGGATGTTTCTCCTATCATGGTTCAAGGTAGAAAAGTTCCTGTTGAAGTTGATGAAAAAACTGGTAAGAATAAAATCACTAATGCTAAGGCAAAGAAGATGATTACCGATATGTTAATGGAAAGAACTGTAAACTTAGAAGATCACATTGCAAAAGAATGGACATCTGAAGACAGATACAAAATTACTCAAATACTTGAAATTCTTTCTGGTAATGATGTAAATGTATCTCAAAGAACAGCTTCTAGACCAGATTCTGGAGTTTCAACGAAAGAACCTGATGATGAAGCAACATTCGGAGAAAATGACGATGCTGGAGATTTTTTCGAACTAGACGGTGATGAAAATTGATTGAAAAATCGCAAATAAAAAAAAGAAGTCATTTGACTTCTTTTTTTTTACTTTTTTATAAATAATTTAGCTAAACCATAAGCTGCTGAAACAAATAGCCATAAGCCTAATAACAATTCAGCAAAAACAACACCATCTTTACCATAAATGATAGAATAAGATACAAAAATCACAAAATAGTTTACAACGATAAACCAATTTTTGATAAACCACGCTTTAATTCTTTCCCACATAATTTTTAATTATTTTTTAAACGTTAACAATAACTTCAATAAAAATTGAAGTTATTGTTATATTTTATTATACACTTTTATTAAGTAGTTGTAGTTGTAGTAGTTGGGGTATGTGTAGTTGTAGTTGTAGTTGTTGGAGCAACAGTTGTAGTTGTAGTTGCAGCTGGATAACTGTATATGCTAGTCACACCACTAGATACAAAAGTTCCGCCAGTTGTTATTATAGAATAGTAAACATACACATCATTCATAACTAAATTTGCTGTTCCTGGAACATACTTATCTAAAATATTTGTAATGCTTGTTACTTTCAAAATTTGATTTGAAACTCCTGGAGGAATTCCATATGTAGCAAGTAGTGCTGAATTATCAGTATGACCTGAATAGCCTACACTCCAATGTCCAGCAGTTAACGCAGGTACTACACTCTTAAAAGTATCCTGAATATTTTGTTTTCTTCTCATGATTAAATAAATTATTTTTTATTTTTTTGGTTTCTAATTTTATCTATATATTAATATTAAAATCTGGTTTTTTTTCAATCTATATATTTTTTATTTCAATTTGATTTTTTAATATATATAAATAATAAATTATGAAATTTCTACTTTCTTACAAATTATTTGAAAAAAGTTCACTTATTAATATAGGTGTGCCTAAATATGTTATGAAACAAATTCAAAGAAATTATTCAATCTCTGATGATGCACAATGGGGTCAACTAACATATAAGAAAGATATTACAACTCTTTTAAGAAATCAAAAAAATAATTTAGTCATTTCTGTATGTAAGAATAAAATAAATATTTTATTCTCTTATAACAAAGAATATTATACTGAAAATTATTCTTTAAAATCAGATGATTTTGGTGTTGATCAATGGGTAAAAAGTGATAGAATAATAACAAATTTAACTGATGCAGTTAAAGAAATTGAAAGAAATTGTAAATCTTACCAATTAATATCTGGGACTTGGTTACATGAATTTTCTAAAGTTAGAAAAGTTAGAAAAGCAGAAAAAGAATTTGATTCAGTTACAAATAATTTCAAAAAAGATTTCGCAGAAAATTTTACAAAAATTGTAAAAAGATTATACGGTAGAAAAGCAAATGTAATTACTGATATTATTGTTAGTCATTTAGCAAATGTTAAAAAGAATTTATCTGATGAAAAAATTCGTGAAATATTATTTCTAAATATTGATAGAGCAAGAGAAATTGATATATTAAAAAAGAAGCAAAAAGCAAAAGATCCATACAAACTTTATAATGATATAATTAGAGCAGATTCTTTAACTATATTCAACACATTTTTACTCCAGTATGAAGATGAGTACTCTGATAAATATAAAGAATACCTAAATATACCAATAATGATAGAAAAATGGTCTAGAGAGAAAATAATGACAAGTTTTATGATTTTCTTATATACAAAAAAGTTAATTGATTTGTGAGTTTTTCTATAATATTTTCATCATATCTTATTCTTATCAATTTTATATTATTATTCTTACAATATTGATTTTTTATTTCATCTTTAATTAAAATATAATTAAATGTATCTATACCGCCAAAATAGTTTACTGGCCTAAAGTGTTGCATACCATCATACTCAATGCAAATATTATGT